TTCTATTGCTGTCATCTTATTTATTTTTAAATTTTAGTTTCGTCTCATGGTGTATAATTTCTCGGTCGAGGTAGTGCATCGCTTTGCGTAGGTCCTCAAGGTGTGCGCCTTTGCGTCTCGCCCTTACGATATACTTGACTGCATTCCCCTCGTTAAAGTTGAGGTCATAATCCTTAATAATATCAATAACGTCGTATTGCTGCTGGTTGTCGTAGTGTTTTGGTGTCATATAGTCAATGCAGTTTTATTTAAAATCAGTATCAAAGTCAGTCCATATTTTTACAATCGCTCCTGCGGCTTTTAGTTCCTCAATACGCAGCTCTTGAATTGGCGACAGCTTCCCGCCTTCGCGTTTCACTTCTATAAACATCGCCTTGCCGTATTTGATTGCCAGCAGGTCGGGAATGCCGTTGGTTGATGTCTTAATCAGTTTCGTGACATACCAACCACGCTCAACCAGTTTGCGTTTAATTTTTGTTTGGATCTGCTGCTCATTCATTGGCTTAATAACAAACACCCCTCAATTGACCGCCAAGTGCAAAAGAAGGGTGTTGTTAGTTGTGTGTTTTCTCTTGGCGGTGGTCAAATATACAAATTTATTTTAAACTGCATAAAATTTCGACACATAATTTATTCGGTATCTTTGACCTTTCATAGCTTCCCTTTTTTCCTTGAGTTCCTGTCTTGCTTCCTCGAGGTGCAGGTTGATGGTGGCAGTTTTTATTTCCATTGTGGCACATAGGTCGAGGAGTCCAAGTTTTGCTATTTGTCCAAATATCAGTAGGCTTTGCACGATCATCTCCATACTGGCAATACCAAATCGTGTGCCTTGTAAATTCTTGCATAAACGGCATTTTTCTAAGCATGCCTCTCGGATTCTCGATAAAAAAAACCATATTCGGATTGATAACTTGCCATTGTTTTATCAAATCAATAAAGTGCATATTTACAGCGTCGCATTTTTTAGCGTACTCGCTTTTGGGTTGCACTCCATTTCGATGAGTACTGATTGCAGCGATTGTGTAAGTAGTGCAATCGGGTGACGCCCAAATAATATCGGGGGTAAATGGCACGTCATCTCTTTGCAATTGCTGAATATCAATAGCTAAGTTAATTTTTTCGTAAGGTGTCCAATCAACGCTGAACACATCAAATCCTAATTTATCAGCAGCATTTCCAACGCTTCTGCTTCCAGCAAATAATTCAAGTAGTTTCATTTTGTCTAAAAATTTTTAGTGTGTAATCTTTTTTTTGTTGCACGGTTTTGTAAATATCGTATTCGATGCCGCCTTTTGAGAATATCCAAAAGACCTCATTCTCTTGTCGCTGCATTGTGGTCATGCGATCACGGCTTTGCCAGTAACTTGTCGCACTAAAATCGATGTTATAGTAAACCAAATACTTTGCATTTTTTAAACTGACGCCCTCGCGTCCGCTGATTATTTGCAAAGCGATGTTTTTATCGGTTGCATCGAACTCCTCGACTGAATTTGTCAAGTAATCGGCTCCAAATACTTGAAGGAGCGCATCCCATTCGGCCTTGAATTTATAAAAGATTGCGATTTTCTCGCCTTGAAACTTCTCCTTTATAAACTTTGCCTTTGAGTCGTCAATTACTTTGCTGCTACCATCCTCAAATTTACAAGTCCCACTCGATAACTGGTGCATTTTTTGCATTAGCTTCACGCCTGTATCGCCTAAAATGACTTGCCCTTGTCCGTTGCGAACGATTAGGTCCTTTTTAAGGCGTCGAATGACCTCGTAAGTGATTGGCTGCATCTCACACTCCAGAACCATTTCGTTTACGCTTGTTGTAAAGCCTGCCTCCTTTTGTGTAAAAGTTATAATAAACGGTCGTGTGGATCTTCGTACGAGATTCTCTTTTGCGTTTGAGTAGTCCTTGACAACGGCATAACCTAAGCGTTTTTCTTTTATGTCGACGTACTCAGCGGCCCACTTATAAAAATTCGCATAGTTTTTATAGGGCGAATAATCACTTACCCAAAATTGATGAAACCATTGCGAATAACTCTCTGGCGTTGGCGTACCGCTTAGGAATATCATCGGGAGCTTACTAAATCGCTTTTTAAACTCCTTAGCCGTTGCGTTTGGTTTAGGGAAGGCACCGTATTTGTGATGCTCGTCTGATATAACGATGTCGAAATCATTGTCTAAAATTTTATGCAGGCTTTCAGTGTTAATTACAACTAGCTCAAAGTCAAACCCGAAATTATCATAATCCCACTGGATTGATGACATCGCCTTCTTTTTTGTTACAAATAAAACCTTTTTAGCTCCGTAAAGTTTACAGGTATTCAAAGCGGTCAATGTTTTACCGCAGCGCACCTCAAACGCCAAATAAACAATCCCCCGACTCTTTAAAACTCCCAACGCCTCGGCTGAGAGTTTCTCCTGGTATGGTCGTAAAATCATTTTAGTATTGTTTGATTGACGTGTTTTGTAACGGCCCGAAGTTTACAATTTGCATTGTGAAAATTTATAAAATCGTTTAGGATTTCATTATTTATAAAGCAGTCGGTTTGGTCTTTTGATTCTATATTTATAAGCAGTCGCTTAATATCCTGATTTTTTATCCATAGCTCAAACATTTCGCTAAACTTTAAATCGTAGTGATCAATATTGATATTTTCTTTTGTTAAAATCTCGTTTGATATAACGCACTTTGTTTTACCAAAAATCACGTTTTTACTTTTAAAATTTTGTATTTCGGGAACTATTGCAGTTCTGCACGCTCTTTTAATCGTTTCTAACTGGCTCCGATTTTTACCATTTATAGCTTTTAAAAACGATATATCAATAATGCTATTGTCAATTCGCTCAATAAAAAAACAACGATGGTTGTATTGATCCTTGCCTATAAAAATTCGTCGACCTCCTTGGCCTCTTTTTTGCTCCCAATCAGGATGGTTTCTAAACACTGATAATAAAAAATTGCGTTCATCTTTTATAGTGTGGTCAATCGGATACCTATTTAATATCTCTTGACACTTCTCTTTTTGATATTTTTTTGTCATTTTAGTAAAAATTTATTAGAAATTCCTTTCGCTAATTGTACGAGCTTGTCGGCTTCGATTGTTTTGCCAGCTAATATTTCCTCGTACTTGCTCAATTGCTGCTCTAACCTCATCAATTCCTCGCTCTTTTTGTTCTGAATTGATATTTTTTTGTTGCTTCGTTTTGATAAAGTCTTGTATTTGTTTTCTAAGTTTTGAAATTCGTTCGTTAATTTTAACAATTTCGATTTCAATTCGTTCAATTTCTCGCTCATCCTGGGTTAATTTACCTACGTTTTCAAATGGATTCATTTTTTAACTCTTTGATATATTTATAAATCATTTGCAGCGATACACCCAACTGCTCGGAAACCTCCTTTTTATTTAAATCAGGATTAGCCTCGTATAGCAATTCAAATTTTTCTTTGGTTGTTTTGTTTGCATTTGATTTTATAACCGTTCTAATCTCGGCAACCTCAATTGAGTCGATTTTTACCTTCTTAGCCATGGCGATAAAGTAACGAGATAGCTGCTCCGCTTTTAAAATTGACTCTTTACTTATCATTTCAAAGTTATAATTACTTTGGCCAATCGCATTAAAGGCGTGAAGGAGAAGGGCAAATCGTGGGATGTAACTCTTTTGTTTTGGCAGCATCGATTTCATGTACTCATTTTCGTCGGCTGAGTTTTGAATACCTGTAATCTCGTTAAAAATACGCTTCCACTCTTCCTTGGCTTCGGGATCAAATCGGGCGATTACAGGCTCTATATTTCCTTCCTCGTCTCTTCTTATCATTCGATGCTTAACTGCCTCAAAAAAGGCAATTATAGTATCGCTATACCATTGGATAGTATTGCTATCCATTTCACGGTCGTTGTAGTTTTCAATTGATAACTCAGGGAACGATAAAAGCATCCTATCCATAAATCCGTTGTCTTTATTGTCATCGGTGTAGAACGAATTAAAAATAGTCGGTTGTATGCCTCCGAGTACAGGGATGAGAGGTTTAGCGACAAATGATCCTGCGCGAGTCATTCGGTTAAGGTTGACCGATTTCCCGCTCCATGTCGAAAGCCAAAACTCTAAATCGCTCCCTGGCTTATACTTATTCATATCTTTAAACCATCCCGCAAGCTCATCCTTGAAAACTCCCACCGATATATCGTTTTGTTGGTGCAGGTCAACGAGTGCCTCGATGGTAATATCATTTGCGATAAACTGCTTTTTTGTTGGCTTCATGACTTCGGGATATTCCTCTTGCTCCTTCTTAGATAGGTTTGAATAGAACTCGTATTTTTCATATTCCTTTATAAAGTTGGCAATCTCTCGATTGTTAATTTTTTCAATTGGAAAAATGATATTTGTAATGGATGGAGTTTTACCTATACCCGCCTTACCTACAATCGCAACCCAAATAGTCGCAATCTCACGCCATCCTTTTTTTACTTCAATTTGCATTGAGTTTCCAATACTAAGCGACACCATCCAAAGCAGCGAGCAACCCATATAATCGATGGAACTGTCTAACGTTTCGGAGCATTCTAAAATATATGATTGTATTGGCTTTGGGAATATCTCGATTGGAAATTGCAAATCGCTTTTATTAACGACCATTTTCTCTTTTGGCTCAAGCTCTTTATTGACCATTCGTGATCCGTAACCCTCGGAGTACAATTTACTCGCTGCCGCTTTTAAGTCATCGTTATGATATTTTCGTGCATAAGCAGTAAATGGCGTGTAAAGAGTTTCGTGTTTATATTGGCTGCCAGTAGAAAATAAAAACATAAAGCCAGTGTCTTTGAAAATATACCCCGAGTGCGGAGAAGTTCCTCCATGGCGTTTGATAACGTATTTTTTTGATAAGTTCCCAACGATTGAGAAGTCATCTCCTACGATTGAAAATATATCATTCCGTTGGTTATAGTCATCCCATGGTGTTAAATCCGATTCAATATAAATTTTTTTATCTCTTTTAATTTCCACTGGCACCTCATCAATGTAATTGTACATTTTAGAGAACGACATTAATATCTCTCGGTCATCGTCGGAGATAAAATCAATTTGATGGTAATTCTTTTTTGAGACCTTATTTTCGGGATAGGTAAAAATATACCCACCAACTCCGCGCGTTTCAAGTACGGCTTCCGTGTGAGCTTTTAAACGTGCTAATTTAAGATTACCCTCAACTCTTTTGCTCTTGTATAAAATATGATACCCCGCGTTTTTGGTTTTGTATATTACAAACTTGTCATCAAAGTCGAGAATATTGTCTTTTAAGTAACCAGTGT